ACGTTGCCGTAGTATCTGCATAAGACCATTTGTTCAGGTCAATCGAGAACATCAGCAAATACTTGCCACCAAACGTATTGTTAAACTTCCAGATTACTAACTTGTTAATAGGATCAACCGTAGCACTCATTCCAGTAGGTATTTCACTAGGAATAGCATTGCTAAAGAACCAGCGGTTTACCTTCTCAGTACCAATGTTCTTAGTTGATTGACCATCACAGACATAGAAGCCATCGTCTGCAAGGAAATACGTTAGGTTGCCGTACTGAGCAATAGAACCGTTAGAAATACAGCCCAAAGACCGGCTAATAGCGTCAAACTGGAAGAAGAACGGAGAGCCAGCATAGCTCATCCGGTAAATAGCACGTTCCAGGAATACCAGACCGTACTCACCACCAGCCAAACCAGTAATATCACCACCGTCAGGGAGAATCTGGTTATCAGCTTGTGATGCAGCAGCAGGAGTCCAGTCAGTCTCGTCATTTATATCTGACCAGTAAACCTTGCTAGTCGCAGTTCCGTCATTAGCAGCAACCACAAAGTCACGGACAACCGTTACAAACTTAGCAATAGGCGCATCAGCAGACAGATCAGCAAAGTTAGTTGATGAATTCAGCGTCCATGCTTGCAACTTATCCTGACCATTAGCCAGAATCATCTTTGCGCCAAACTGAGTAACGTCCCAACCCTCTACCGCTGTGTAACCCGTAGTCGTAGCCGCATCCAAACTAGCATCAGCACTATCAAACTTATAAATCTGAGTTGTACTTGCAGCAAATAATGTACTAACGCTGTCAAACTTACCGGCAAACGTAATTATTAGATTAGCACCAGCAGCATCAGAATAATCAGCCTCACTCTTGATAGGAGCGTATCCGTTAGCCACTGGGTAGCAGTTCTTTGCGTCTGTTACCGCGCCTGTTACACCGGGTTGATCTGGCAACCACTCACCGAATAGTATCTTTTGCATTACTGCCTCAACCAAGTATTAGAAGATTGTGAAGCCGGTTGCCACGTACTGCTAGAAGGTGTCAAATCAGTCCACGTTGACGAAGTAATCGAAGAATCAGACCATTCCTCACCGATAATTTGACCATTCGCAATGACATCAGCATTTGCTGTAACTAAAGCATTAAAACTGTAAGTAGCACTACCATAAGCCGAAACCTCAGCAAACCCGCTAATATTTGCTGCGCCGCCAGCCGTAATGTTACCAATTCCAGTAACTGTTGTATTGCCAGTAATATCACCTGAAGCAACCCTAACCCTAACGGCTTGACCTTCAACCGAAGCATTAGCAGATATATCACCAGAAAATAACCTTATTCTGCTCGCAACAGAGGCAAGAGCAGCAGCAGCGGATATATCACCCGCAAATAATCGTACTCTTAAAGCAGAACCAGTTACGGTTGCGTCAGCCGTAACATCCGCTGAAGCGTCCACATAGTTACCAGCAACAAATGACCAGCCAAGGTTATTACCTGAGTCTACGTTGCCGTTTGATGTAGGCGCACTCCAAGTAGCACCGCCTGTTGCATTACTGTCCTGAATATCAAGGAACGAAACTGATACCGTGCCAGAAGACTTGGATAGCGTAAATCGTGTGCCCGGCGTAGAGCTGCGAATAGATACCAAGTTACCAGATGAGCCTGACAAGGTAAACGCATTGACTGTCGTTGTTGTACTAGCAGGGAACGTGATTTGGCTTGCCGTGGCATTAGTGTTGGTAATATCGTTAAACGTATTTGCACCAGTAATTGTCAGCGTTCCAGCGCCACCTTGATTCAATGTGCAGTTGTAAGTAGACCCACCGCCAACAAACGTCTTGGCAGTTGCAGCAGTCATTGAGATCGTGCCCGTGCCAGTACCTGCTGTAGTGGTAAACCCTGTTGGAACCGCGTTATTCCAAGCGGTGGCACTTGCAGCAGAACAAACTAAAGTTCCACCATTAAACGTCAAATTTTTTGTTCCAGTAGCAGTTGCTGCGGAGGTGGTATTTGTAAGAGTAAACCCAGCTAAATTAAGCGTCCCATTCGTTAGTGTTGTTGTAACATTTTGACCTGCATCAGCCAGCGTAGTCGTAATTCCGGCTGTGTTGATATCCAATATATCAATCGATTTGCCTGTATACGTTAACGTGCCTGTGCCAACCGTTGTAAAGTCAGTGCTTGTATATGTGCCGCCAGAAGCCAACGTAAATCCATGACAGGAAATAACTGCTGCACCGGGGTTACTAGTCGATCCGGTGAAGTTGATTTGCCCAAACGAACCTGTAAACGTAGGAACTGATGCGCCTGATGTTAGGTTGATGTTAAGCCTATTTGAAGCTGTAGCTCCAGCAGTACCACCAAAGTTAAACGTCCTTGTTACGGACATTGCTGCCGAAATATTTGATGTGCCAGTAAACGTAAAGCTTGTGGCAGTTGCCATCGACAGAACTGTTGATCCGGCTGTAGTTGTAGTGGTGACAATTGAGCCGGTTGTGCCAAATGCTATTGTTCTGGTGTTTGAGTTTGTTGAGCTAAACAAACCTGTACTTAACGTCAGGTTATTCAGGTCTAACGTGCCGTTTGTTAGTGTTGTTGTAAGTGTTGAACCTAACGTCAGGTTATTTGTAACAAGTTGAATACCACCGCCGGGCGCAATAATAAGTATAGCCTGAGTAAATGTTTTTCCGCCAGAGTTTAGCGTCTTAGTTGATCTATTGAAAAACACATAAGTACCAGTACCAGTCGGCGTTACACCTGAACCATAAGTAAAGTTTCCGTAAAATCCGGGATTATTTGTGCTTGACGCTAATGTCATTGCGTTAGTACGTGTTGATGTGTCTAGCGTTCCTATATTCCAGCTGCCGTTAATAGTAATCGTTGCACTTGTATTTAAGCCGGTATTTTCAATAATTGCTGTGTCTTGTGGAAGCGGATAGTTTGTAGTTGCTACACCTCCACCTGAACTCGTTGCCCAACCGTTAGCGTTCCAATTGCCACCTGCTGCCAAGTTCCAGTATTTGCTTGCGCCAGCTACAAACGTAATGTTGCTGTTACCCCCGCAATCACCTAGCCTAGTACCAGATAACGTACCATGCGCTCCTGCTATTATGATGTCACGGAAGTCAACATCAGTAGTTGAAGCAATAGCGGCACAAGTTAATGTGCGAGATGTTCCAATAAAATTAGAGATAACAAATTGCCTTTGATTGCCGTTAGCGCCATTGATTGTCAGCGTTCCATTAATTGTCTGGTCTGCACCTATAGAAATGTTATTAAGACCAGCAGCAGCTATCGTGCTAAATGTAAGATTGTTAAATGTATTTGCTCCTGTAATTACTTTTGATGAAGTTGTCGCTGTTGTTGAAGTAAACGATACGTTGTAATAAGTTAGCCCCCCTCCATTAAAAGTTATAGCAGCACCTGATAGATTTATCGTTGAAGTTCCAGCATTTAATGTTGCACTAGTGCTGGTAGCCATGTCCCAAGTTCCAGTTAGCGTGAGTGTGGAAGCATTTAAACTTATTGTTCGCGTATTTGAATTGCTTGATGAAAATGTGGCAGCAGTAACCGCATAATTACTTACTGATGTATCAAAAGTTCCGTTTGTTAATGACAGCGCAAACAAACCAACATTTAACGCAGAACCCAGTGTCCATGCACCGCCAACCCCGTCAAGCGTAACAAGACCACCAAACGCAACGCCATTAGTCGTTATGGTCTTGCCCGTGGTTGTGGCATTGAATGTCGTTGTACCTGTATAGCTGCGGGTGAAGTTTGTCGCAGGGAAAGACAGACTACCGCTAACAGTCAAGCCGATGCTTGTCCCTGCTAATGTCATTGTTCCGTCAAGACCGCTGATTGTGATGTCGTTGCAAACCCGTGGTGAGTTTGCCATCGTGACAGTAAATGCAGTAGCTAATACATTTGAGTTAGCATCAAAGAAGACGTTATCAGCAGCCGTAGGAACAGAAGCACCACCAGCACCACCAGAGGAAGTAGACCAGTTAGCAGTATTGGTGCTACTCCATGACCCAGTGCCTAGAACCCAATAACGATCTGCCATTTATTACTCCTCTGGCGGTTGTTCTAATGCTTCCATCTGGGCAACTTCTTCTTCCGTAGGAACGTATGAAACAACGGCTATCCAACTGTCTAACCGCTGCTGTTTCATAGCATCAATCTCTACCTCAGTAAACGTATGATCGTCTGGCAGATGCAAGGCATCGCAGAACTTACCGTATTGAGTATCAAAAGAGAAATGTATTTTCATTATGCCAACGTAACAGATAGGTTGCTAGTGGTAATGCGGAAGATGTCATCAACATCAATCGCCTTAGATGTAGTCAATGCAGTGTGATACAGCAAATTACCGCTAGTTGAAGCATCACGGATACCAATGTGCGTTATTGTTCCCCACGACGATGTGCAAGTAGGGAATTCAACCGCAGCACTATTGGTACTAACGCCATTACTGGGCGCACCAAAAGTAACAGCAGTACGAGCATAAGAACCACCAGAGACTTCTGTACCAGTATCAGCATCAGTCGGATCAGTTGTGTAAAGAGCAACATAGACCGTTGCTGGACTTGTATAGCTCGTATTACGCAAGGTAGCGTTAATCAGAGCTGTCTCTAGGTAATTTGACATTTCTGCCATGATTTACTCCTCAAATGAATTCTGTTTACTACGGTTTTCAAACTGCGTTACAACTCTTAAATTCCAAGGAACATGAAGCCCACATACAGTTTTACCCATCAATGGAACTATATGATCTACTTCATACTTAGTTCCTGTTTCCCTAGTCTTTAACCTTGCTTCAACGTAAAACTTTTGTATTTCTTGTTTTAAATCTTCATTTATCCATTTTGGAACCGCATTTCTTTTTGCAGCTCTTGCTAACGCTTGCCATGCAAACCTAATATGCTTTGTTTTCTCGTAACATCTTTTAGCAATTTCCCTATATTTTTCTTTGTTATTTTTTTTCCATTCTGTTGTTTTTTTTATTATGCGATTTTTATTTTTTTCATAATTTTCATAATGATACTGCATTGCTTTAGTTTTTTCTGCCTCAGCATTTTTCTCATACCATTCTTTTTTAGCC